AGGACTTCCTCGTCTACCGTAAGCAGAATGGGAAGTTCCAGCAGGGAGGATTTGCCGCTGGAAGTGAATCGTCTCTTCCCATGCGCGGTGTCGTAACGGTCGCCAACGAGCGAGATCTGATGCAGGTCCCGGAAGCCGATCGAGTGATGGGAGCCATGATGTTCTATTCCGTCTCCGAGATCAGGACCACGAATGCAGACTCCAGCGGGATCTCGGATCAGATCGAATGGCGAGGGGAACGCTATAAGGTGATACGGGTCTGGCCGTATGCCGATTACGGCTATTGGAAGGCATTCGCGCATCGAATCAAGGGGAGCTGAGGCAAATGCCATTGCCGGCAGACATTTCTCTAACCGAAGACGACCTCAACAAGCTCTTCCAGAGGTTGACGGCCCTCATGCTCGACTACGATATCTCTGCATGGGAAGATTATCTGGCGAAAGTTGCGGCCGGAACATGGCCCGCCAAAGGCCCCCGTCCCCACCAATCCATACTATTTTGTGAGGGTCAGCTGGCCCACTGGTGGCGGAGATGCGCAGCCCGCATGGGACATTGCCGAGAATGTGTCCTTTGTGCGGGTGTCGGAATCGATAATCCATACAATCGTCTTCGGGATGTCATATACGCTCATCAGGAGGATGACCCAGATATCGCAGACCAGACAACCGGCTACACTAGAGTGTTGCGGGTATACTGGAATTGCTACGGCCCTTCGGGATGGACCAATGCCCGAAAGATCATGGACAGAATCTTCTACCAGCAGTTCCGGACGACTCCTCAACCAATCGGAACATCTACCTGATTCCGGACATTCCCGCACCCCGCCGATTCCCGGAGGTATTTCAAGGGAGATGGTGGGAGCGGACGGATTTCAGCATGACCTTCAACGAGCGCGTCGTTCTGCATTGGGAGGTCCCGTATCTCCAAAGCGCTGAGATTACGACTCATGCGGAGCCAGGAGGCAATATTCGAGAAAATTTACATTGTGCCCGAGCCCGAGCCCGAACCTGAGCCTGAGCCCGAGCCTGAGCCCTAAAAATTCTTGAAAAAAGGAGGCATAAAACATGCCAATCAATCCCTACACCAGGAGCCTAGATCCCATCGTGGACGTCGTGATCCAGATTTCGCCTTTGGCTGCACCTCGTCCAAACTTTAACCAGGCGCTCATCGTCGGGACATCTACCGTCATTTCGGATTCAGACCGAATCAAACCATACAGCAGCGTGGCGGAAATGCTCACTGCCGGGTTCGCGGTAGATAGTCCAGAGGTTAAAGCTGCCACGCTCTACTTCGGCGCCAAGCCGGCCCCCGATGTCCTCTGGGTAGGCAGGCAAGGCACTGAAGAGACGGCCTTGGCGGCTATCCAGGCATGCCGGGCGAAAAATTATCAGTGGTATGCCTGCTTTTCATGTCAAGCGCTCACGGCAGACCATAAATTGATCGCGGAATGGATCGAATCGGCATCGCCCTCCAGCGTATACTTTTTTAATACGCAGGATGCCGATGTACCGCCCGGGACCGCCGGAAATATCTTCGAATATCTGAAGGGAAAGAAATTTGGTCGCACGATAGGGCAATACTCTACCGCGAGCCCCTATGCGATCTGCGCTATCATGGGCTATGCGATGGGGCAGAATACCGGTTTGGCCAACTCCGCATATACCCTCAAATTTAAACAGGAAATCGGTGTAGATACGGAGGATTTGGATACTTCCCAAATCACCAACATCGAAGGCGACAACGGGAACGTATATCTCTCGTACTCCAACTATTACACGATCTTCGAGCCGGGTGTGATGGCCAACGGTCAATTTTTTGACGAGGTCATCAACCTCGACATGCTCGTGAACAACATCCAGCTGAGTGTTATGGATTTGCTGTACGCCAACCCGAAGATCCCGCAGACCGACGCCGGAGTCACGCATATAGTCCATGCGATCAATATGGCATGCGATCAGGCGGTCCTTTTGGGATTCCTGGCGCCGGGTGTATGGACTGGCTTGCCGGTGCTGAATTTGAACACGGGAGATATGCTCCCGAAGGGATACCTGGTGCAGGCTGCCACGATATCCAGTCAATCTCAGGGAGATCGGGAGGAGCGAAAGTCCCCGCCGATTTATGTGGCCATAAAAGAAGCTGGAGCGGTCCATAGCGTATTAATCGGGGTGTATGTGAACAGATAATAATGATTGGAATATCCCACAAGAAAGGGGGATCCGAACATGGCACACTTGAGCACGTATTCGTTTCTAGATGTGACCGGGGCCATCGCTCATCCATCTCTCGGAGCGTACACGTTCACGGGAGAAGGTGCCGGAGACATCACGATCAGCATGGCTGGAGACAAGACCGTCCATGATGTGGCCAATGACGGCAAAATCATGGTCAGCAAGATCGCCGGAGATAACGGGCAGATGTCCGTTTCCTGTCAGCAGACCAGCAACCTCCATAAATGGCTGCTGGCTTGGTACAACTATCTCAGGTATTCCGACAGCGAGCGAATGGGCCAGGACGGCGGCGACGCTGCGCAGTATCTCGGATGGGACGAGTCATATCATCACGGGGATCAGTCCCCAGAAAGTTCCGGACAAACCCTATTCCAAACAGGGCCAAATGGTCACATGGGTACTCATGGCTGCGGATATCCAGAGTCTGACAGCGTAATCGACTGACGACACGATCGAGGATGATGTATGGCGAAGAAACGGGAAGTATTCCAGGACTTTGAGTGGGATGGACGTAAATGGCGAGTCGGAAAATTCGATGCTCTCACGGGATCCTATATCGCATTCACTCTGATGACGCAGGTCTTGCCGTCGGTATTTCACATGCTTCCTTTGCCTGACGATGTATCTGGACAGTTGGGATCCATCCGGGATGGGTCATTGTCGAAACGGAGCATGAGCAAGGAGGAGTTCTCCGCCCTTCAACGAGATTGCCTGAGCGTATGCTTCGAGATCCAGAAGATAGGAGACACGGAGGCGCCTGTCCCAGTCATGACACCGTCTGGAGCATGGGGAGTGGCGGGCCTCGAAGACGATACCGTGACCGTACTCGTTCTCACGGCTAGGGCAATCGCATGGAATATCTCAGGTTTTTTCGACGGCAGCGCATTGAAGGGCTTGATGACGGAAAAGTTTACCCGGGCCTCGAACTCGTGAAATGCGCGAATCTGGATGAGTATGCCTACGCTCCAGCGATAGCAGGAAGCTGGCAGCAGCATCAGATATGGGACGGCACGTATACCCTGGACGATCTCTTGGACTGGCACGAGATGCAACGAGTCAAATCAGTGAATGAGCAGAGGTGGAAGGAATGGCATGAGCGAGTGGGAGACCATTAAATCGTATCTCGTGAGTTTGGGATTCAAGGTTGACGATTCGTCGTACCGAAAATTCCAGGAGGCCCTCCGATCTGTCGATAAGGAAGTCGAACGCCATACCGCCGGGATAGTGCGGACCTATCTAGCTGCCGCTGCTACGATTACCGGCGTGCTGACCTCCATCACCGCAGCGACATCGGGACTATTGGCGCAGACCTCGAAGGCCGATCTGGGGTATCAGAAATTCGCCCTCCACATGTACATGGCCGCCGAGCAGGCCAAAAAAATTCAAGATAGCGACGGACGCACTTGGGGAGAGCCTCGAAGACATCGCATGGATCCCCGAACTCCGCCAGCAATTCTACAGGCTCGTCGATTTGCAGAAGGGTATCCAGCCTCCAGCCGAGTTCGCGGGGCAGATGCAATGGATTCGTCAGATCGTCCGAGAATTCCAGAATCTCCGAGTCATCCTGGTCTATGGCGCGCAATGGATCGGCCATCATCTCATTCGGTTTCTGAATCAGCCAATTCGGGAATTCCATGGACTCATACAGGCATCAATAGATATCTAGTAGAGAACATGCCGAAATGGACCGAGAAGGTTGCGTGGTGGCTGTCCAAAGCGGTCGATATGTGGACGCATTTGGCGAAAGCCGTAAAGAGTGCATATGAGCACCTCGAGGGTCTTTGGAAATCCCTGCCCGAACTGCACAAGGTATACCTATCTCTGGGGGCCATAGGAGGACTCTTCCTTACATCTGGTCCATTCGGTCGAGCGCTGATCGTTCTGTCGTCCCTGCTACTGCTGATAGACGATTATTATGGATATCTTGAAGGCAAAAGCATGCCCTTCCGTGGGACAAGATCATTCCGAAATGGGAAGCCCTGAAGGAGAAAATGCAGGAATTGGTTTGATTTCATAAAACATAATATTCCGAATATATTCCACATTTTTGTGAATACCATGGTCGGGATTTCGAAGCTCTGATGCTGGCTCTGGAGGGGAAATTCAGCGAAGCCGTCAAGCGCCTGAAGCAAATCGTTCAAGACAATGCGGAGTACATGGAGGACATTCGTAGCACCTACCCGCCCAATAAGGGAGTCATCGAACTCCCCTACGAGCGCACCCACTACCCTCAATGGGCATACGAATCGGGAGTAGTCGAGCCGGACGAATACCCACCGAAAAGACCTCTTCCCGGTTGGTTGAGTTGGCTGCCCGGGCCGACGATACAAGAAAAGCACGAGAAAAGGATCAGGGAGAGAATCCCTCAGTATTGGGACGCATGGTCCAAAGAACGCAGGGCTGGAGGAGGGGGCTCCCATGAGCCCGGAGAACGTCGATAGGGTCGTGAAATTCAAGATGCAGGACCTTGAGAGCTGAGGAGGACCATTCCTCCTGAAATTAGAGAAAAAGTGAAGCGAAAACAGGAAGAATTCGAGCGAAAGAAAAAATCCGGCGGTTCTGGCGGGGATATCCTCGACAAACTCTCCAGGCAAGAATCCGGCGGAAATTACGGAGCGGTCAACCCCGACAGCGGGGCATACGGCAAATATCAGATCATGCCAGAGACCTTCCGGAGATTCGCGTCTAGGGCTGGGCTTCCTCCCGGAAGTCCCATGACTCCCGAAAATCAGGAGTGGTGGCCCGGTATATGGTCGATTATTATGCAGCCAAATATGGCGGCGATGAAAGACTGATAGCCGCAGCCTGGTATGGAGGCGAGGGGGTAGCCGACGCCCTGAAGAGTGGTCGAATGTCCAGCCAAGCCTTTCGGCGCAGGCAGATTTCCGGGAGACGGTCCTATCCATCGATCGATGAATACATACGCTCGGTGACCGGGCGATCCTGGGTTTTGGGAGAAGTCGGGCTCGCGGCCGCAAGGAACGGAATAGATACCTACAATGCCATGACC